ATAAAAATATGTCAAAACCAGCAACAAGAGCACAATACAAAACATACTGTTTAAGAGAACTTGGTTTTCCCGTTATTGAAATTAACGTGGATGATGACCAAGTTGATGACCGTATTGACGAAGCATTATCATTTTGGAATGACTATCACTTTGATGGCCAACAAAAAATGTATATGAAACATATGATTACGGCAGAAGATATTAATCGCCGTTGGATTTATTGTCCTGAAGCAGTATCATTTGTAACAGGCATTTTTCCATTCGACCAATCAAACGCATCAATCAATATGTTTGACTTGCGTTATCAATTACGTTTGCATGACCTATATGATTTCACATCTGTATCTTATGTGTCATATGAAATTACCATGCAACATATTCGTACATTGGATTTATTGTTCTCTGGTACACCGCAATTTAGATTTAATCGTCATCAAAATAAAGTATTTCTTGATATTGACTGGACAAGAGATGTTCTTGTTGGCCAATATGTTGTTGTTGAGTGTTATCGTAAACTTGTGCCGGATACTGTCACCTTAACAGGCACTATGACATATACTACCGCTTCAAACACAATTACTGGTTATGGTACAACATTCGACCAAGAAGTTATGGAAAATGATTTCATTACTTTAAATGGTGTTGATACAATTCAAATAGCTACAATCAACTCACCAACATTAATTACAGTTCGTGGTCCTTTTGCAAATAGTGCAGCAAACACAACAGCAACTATTGCTGGTAACTCTGATGTTTGGAATGACAGATATCTAAAAAAATATGGTACTGCATTAATTAAAAGACAATGGGGTGCTAATCTCAAAAAATTTGCTGGCATACAAATGCCAGGTGGTGTAACATTAAATGGTCAGCAAATTTTTGATGAAGCTATTGCTGAGATTAAAGAATTAGAAGAAGAAATGTATGTTGTTAATGCGTTGCCAACTGAGATTATGATGGGTTGAAAATGAATGGCAACGAACTTATACTTTAATAATTTTCCAACAAGTCAAATTACCAGCGAGCAATTGCTGGTGGAAGACCTCGTCATTGAAGCAATGGGTATCTATGGCATGGATGTTTATTATATGCCAAGGTCATCTGGTGATGAAGTAGATTTGCTTTATGGAGAAGATACACTAAAGCAATACACTTCAGCATACCCACTTGAAATGTATTTTGAAGATGTTACTGGTATGGAAGGCGAAGGTGATTTCATGTCTAAATTTGGACTTGAAATTCGTGATGAAGTTACACTTCTTGTATCTCGCCGTAGATTTTCTTTTACTGTAAATCAACGCCGACCAAATGAAGGTGATTTGGTTTATATTCCAATGTTGCAAAATTTCTTTGAGATTACTTTTGTAGAACATGAAAATAATCAAGCAATGTATTATACCTTAGGTCGTGGCCGTGGTGGTAACGTCTATGTTTATGCATTGAAAATGAAACAATGGGTGTTTTCTAATGAACTCGTTCTTACTGGTAATGCCGAAATTGATGGTCAAATTAAAGATGCATATCCAAGAACAAAATTGGCTTTGTCGGCCGGTGGTTCAGGAATATTTGTACCTGATGAAATAGTTTATCAAGGTGCCAATGTAGCAACTGCAACAGCAACAGCAACTGTTCATAACTATGTTACTGGTTCTCAATTATTCATATATCGTACCACAGGAACATTTGCATCTTCTACTTCAGTCAAAGGCAATACAAGTGGTGCAATTTGGAATGTTAGTACCACTTCTGATACTGCCACAATGGACAATTCATTTGAAGATATTGTTGATAACAATCGTATTGAAACTGAAGCTGATAATGTTATTGACTTCACAGAACACAACCCATTTGGTGAAGTATAATGTTAGGTAACGCACACTTTTATAATCGCACCATTCGCAAAATTGTTGTTGCGTTTGGTTCTATGTTTAATGATATTCTTTTAACTCGTTATTCAAAAGACGGACTTACTGCACACGAAATAACAAAAGTACCATTAAACTATGGTGCAAAAGAAAAATATTTGGTTCGTATTAATTCCGACCCAACATTAACAAAATCAATAGCCACAACCGTACCTCGTATGAGTTTTAACTTAGATGGTATGTCATACGATTCAAGTAGAAAACAACAAACAACTTTACCAAATTTTGGTTTTAGTTCTGGTACATTTAAAACTCAGTACGCACCTATACCATATAATTTTGATTTTAGTTTATCAATCTATGTTCGTAATACAGAAGATGGTACACAAATATTAGAACAAATTTTACCATTCTTTACACCAGACTTTACAGTTACAATGGACTTTATCGCTGATATGGACCAAGTCTATGATATGCCTGTTCTTTTGAATTCAGTAACACCTGAAGTAGATTATGAAGGTGATTTAATGAACACACGATTGATTATTTGGAATCTTTCGTTTACTGCAAAAGCATACATTTGGCCACCAGTTAAAACACCTTCTGCGGGCAAATTAATTACACAAGCTAATGTTAACATATATACAGATTCAACTAACCTTGATTCACAAAAAGTTTATGTTAACTTCGCAACTGGACTTGGTGTCTATACAACTGGTGAAGACATAACGGTTGAAGCTCGTGGAGTTACAGGAAAAGTTTTGTATTTTAGTAACACTTCAACTGGTGTTCTTGTTTTAACAGATTTGAATAAATTACTTAAAGCAAATGACAAAGTTACTGGTGCATATTCAAATTCAACATTTACAATTTCTAGAATTGATACTTCACCAACAAAAGCGGTTGCAATTGTTGTAACTCCTAATCCGCCAACTGCCAATGGAAATGGTCCATATGGTTTTGAAGAAACATTTACAAATTGGCCACAAACTTTATTATGAGCAAAACAGATAAAAAACTATCAGAGATATTTGATGTAGACCCAATATCAACCAATATTGAAGTCATAGCTCATACTGAAATTGTACCAATTCAATCTGAAAATATAGTTGAAATAGATACCGAATATGCTCGTAAAAATATTAGAAATTTAATTGATAAAGGCAATGTTGCTGTTGACAATTTATTAAATGTTTCTAAAGAATCAGAACATCCAAGAGCATATGAAGTTGTTGCTGGTCTTATGAAAACAATGGCAGATTTAAATAAAGATTTACTTGAACTTCAAAAACGAAAACAAGATTTGCAACCTCAATCTGACAATTCACCCAATCGTGGTAATATCACAGTAGAGAAAGCAGTATTTGTTGGTTCAACCGCAGAATTACTTAAACAAATTAGAGAGAATAAATAAGATTATGGAACAATTAATACAACAACTTAAAGTAATTTTGGGTACAAACTTTGCTTTGTATTTGAAGTCGCACAATTATCATTGGAATATTGAGGGCTCTAATTTTCCTCAATACCATGATTTCTTAAACACATTTTATACTGAAGTGTTTGCACAAACTGACCCTATTGCAGAACACATAAGATATTTGGATTCTTATGTACCAGGTTCTATGGAAAGATTCTTAGAATTGGCAGATATTCAAGAAGCTGTGGATGTTATTCCTTCTGCGTTATCTATGATGCAAAATTTAAAAGCAGATAACGACCGATATATTATACACCTTCGTGCAGGTATTGTTGCTGCTGAACAAGCAGGCGAACCCGCTGTTGGTAACTTCTTACAAGACCTTCTTGGTGCTCATCAAAAGAAAGCATGGATGCTTCGTAGTATTTTGAAATAATTTACAATGACTAATAATGGTTATTTGGGAAATAGTTCACTAAAAAGAACTGAGGTTCAACATTCATACACAGAAGAGCAGGTTTTAGAACTCGCCAAATGTGCAGGAGACCCTACCTACTTCATTGATAACTACTGTTACATAGTAACACTAGACCACGGCCTACAACCGTTTAAATTATACGATTGCCAAAAAGAAAAAATACAGGTCATACATAATAACCGTAAAGTTATTATTATGGAAGGTCGCCAACAAGGCAAAACTTCCACATCGGCAGCTTACATTCTTTGGTATACACTATTTCAGGATTCAAAGACTGTTGCCATTCTTGCTAACAAAGCAACCACAGCTCGTGAGATTAT